GGAGATTCATCATAGGCGAGCCGGAAGATCGGATAGCCGGAGAAAGCCGGAGTTTCATCGTAGGTCCGGTCGGAAGATGCAATCGTCAGGTGGAAACGGGCTTTCTTTCAGAGGGCACCAATCTTGCTATCTTGCAACGTTTTATACGACAATCACAAGGGTTCCCATTGTCAAGGACTTTAACTAGCAAAGAAAGAATGTCTGAGAATTTTCGTTTAGAATTTAGTAATACGTCTTGTAAGCATGCTCCAAGCTGTGGATGTTTACTGATTCTAAAAGGAATTAGTGAAAAGACAAAAGATATGTCTTGGCAAGGTACAGGTGGAACTCTAGAGTCTCAGTATTTTGAGGCAGCTACTTATATAGAGAGTAAAGCTAGAATGTTCGTAGACCGTTTTCCAACAGCACAAGAACAACGATGGTTTGCTGGCCAATTAAAGAAAAATAGTACTCTTCGCTTGATAGAACCTCCAGTGAATTTGTCACCTAATTGGCCTCAGACAGGAGATCTTTTTTCGCCTCACCCAGAGGTTGTTGGGGCATTGAAGAGAGCTGATTTTCGCTTCTTTAATAAAAGGTTTCCTACTATGCATATATCATGGGAAGATTGTGAGAATTTTATTTGGCGTAATACACCTGTTTATGATCTGTCTGACCCCTCTTTTGAGCACTTAAAAAAAATTCCTAATGTTTCAGTTTCTATTCCGACTACTGCTCATTTGGCTATGAGAGCTTTATCTTCATACCATTGGGCTTTAGGATTAACTAATGGTAGGCCGCATGTGATAGCCGGCACGAAGGATCTTTATCCTCATAAGCTTCCATCTGCATTGCTTTCTATTGCACGTAATGATATTAAAGATAAACCTAAAGAGCCTCTGAAGTTTTTAGACGAAGCGTTAGATCAGTTATATCGTCTCTTGAAGACTGATTTAAAAAAGAAAGAGCCTTTTCACTTGTCTATGCGTCCTATTCAAGATATGTACTTAGGTGCTTCTAGTGGCTTGAATTATGCTCCTAAAACTAAAGAGATTCATGCCCCTTTTGTAGTTAAAGTATCCATGAGAGGAAAGAAAATAGATTTTTTTGAACAAGATATGCTTGCTATTTTAAATTTTGTTAGGACAGGAGTAGAACCAGCCATTTATTGGAGTCTTCCCCCTAAGGTAGAAAATTTCTTTGATTTTAGTAAGCAATTGAATGATGAAGATTACGAAAAATGGATTAATAAGTTACGTATCTTTAACATTCCTTCTTCTATTTATA